GGCGCACACCACGGGCCAGATTGTCGCCGTAGTGGTAAGTGCCGACGTCGCCTTCGCGTTGGCGAGCCAAAATGGCTTTGCCGCTGCGCTCGTTGGACTTCATACCCAAAGACGCATCATATTGGCCGGTGGTGGACTTAATATCCTCAGATGCACCGGCTTTGGCTTGCAACAGACCGCTGGAAGCCATAGGTGGCTGCGCGCGAGCAGGCAACGGCAGTACTGCACCTTGACCGTCTGTGACGTCTGGATTGACCTCCAAATAAGGCCAATTTTGCGTATTTGCTGATTTCCATTGGGTTTCGTAGCCTTCAAACTGGCCACCGTAGCCAATAAATGGCGCTTTCGGTGCCAAGGCCAGCATTTCTGCTTCTTGGCTTACCCAATAGTTGTACATGCGCTGGGCATCCTTGGCGTTACGCACAAGACCCGACACATACAACCGGCCATCGACTTCAAACTCATTACCAACGATGCGGACTACGGGGATGTATTTCCCCGCCCAATCGCGTTCTTCAAGAATTTCATAACCGTTGATCTTGCAGTATTTAACTTGGACACGATCAGACTGACGATTCTTTTTAGGTTTTCCATAAAGCTCTTTCAATTGTTTATCTTCTGGGGAACCGTCAAATGCGGTCACATTGCCAGGGTACAGGTTGAGCGTTGCTTTGGTGTAGTCAAGGTAGTAGTAGTCAGCCACGCGCACAGTGTCTTCAGTCAGCCACTGGCTCAAATTCTGGTCGCCCACACCTAGCGACTGCAAGGTGGTGATAGGTGCAGAGTTGGGGTATGTGCGCGCGTATTCGTCTTTGGGAATGTCTTCCGTGATCAAGCACCATTTCTGGTCTGCGCCTGTCGGGTCTTGGATTGTGGGATCCATGTAGACCCCAAACGAATTGCGGATGCGGCCAATTTTCAAATCTTGGTCAAACGTGTTTTCGTCGCAGTATTCGGTCAGGATGCGGATGTAGCCTTCGCCGTAGGAGACTTGGTTTTCACACGCCGTATCGTAGGCGACGTCAGCGTCGCTGATGTATTCGATGTGTCTGACCATGCCGTTGAAGATTTCGGCGACTTCAACGTCTGCGTCGTCATTGGCTGGAATAACCTTGCCACTTGGGCGGTTCTGCCTTTGGTCGTTGGTGACTTGTCGTACATGTTGGGGCAGCTTGTTGATGGTAAGCGTCGGGCGTGCGTTGATCGTCTGACCTTGCACTGCGCCGCGCGTTGCCAACACGTCCGCTGGCCATTGCCAGTGGTTGTCGGGCGAACCAGCGTAAAACTGCAGGTCATCAATCTCATCTTCACGACTTTCAGACAACGCGGCGATCGCCATGTTGAGGCGAGTGCGGGCGGTGGACAGAATGCCAGAGTCGGTCTTTTTGTCGCCACCGTTGGCCACAGCACCGGCTGCGGCGATGCCTGTGTAATCGGCCATTATTTCTTCTTCATTGGTTTTGCTGCTTCGCGCTTGACTGAATAGGCAATTGCGACTGCTTGTTTGACAGGCTTACCGGCAACAACTTCTGCCTTGATGTTCTTGCGAAATGCCTCGGGGGACTTTGATTTAACGAGTGGCATATTAAGCTCCCATCCATCCAGTTGCTACGGCACGTTGGCCTGAGTATACCTTGCGCGTCGGTTCCGTGTACTCACGATGCGCCACAGGAAACGCAAATGTAACAGCAATCGCGTCGGCGGCATCAGGTGACGCCAGCCCCCGCGACTTCATGTCTTTCTTTGACTCCAAGAATATCGTGCCTCTTGAGTCAGGCTTCATCATAGGCGAAATCAAATCCGTCTTCAAGAACCTGTCGTTCGGAATGCTCGCCGTCTTAAGCCAATCGCGCATGTCGCCCCACATCTGCGCGCGCATGTTGCCGTACATGATCGGGTTCTTCGCCTTATTTCCAAAGTTCACGCCCTTGATCTTGTACCGCTGCTCCTTAAGCCTGTCCACGATCCCAGCGCCCAGGCCGCCTTCGTCGATCACCACCAGCGTTGGTTTGAATTCTTCAATCGCTTCGATCACGTGCCCGACCACCGTCATGGTGTCGTCGCCCCTGTGGCGCATGATCTTCACGATGTCCCGACCTTGCCGCACCGCGATGACGGTCGCATCCGCTCCAAACCGCGCCGGATCGACCCCAATCACTATTGGCGCAGACTGATCCTGGTATTTCTTCCTTTTCATGGCATCGTCCACAATGTCAGCCCCGATGAACTGGTCATCGCCCGCGTTGGGAAACATACCATACACCTCGACGTGCGCTTGCGCCGAATCTGGCCCATATTCCGCAATTATTCGCTCGTAGACCTGTTTGTCGGTGCCTTCAACCGTCCTAGCGTCCACCACGCGGGTCTTCCAGAACTCCCGCTTGCTGTTAAACGCTTCGTAGAAGTACCCAGTGTTGCGGCGCGGGTTGGAAAAGGCCAGCCAGAAGCGATTTGGCGTGTTTTCTGTGAAAAAACCGCTTGTAACCGCCCAAATTGAGTCGTCTATGCCGCTTGCTTCATCAAAAATCACCAAAACACCGTCGAAATTGTGCACACCAGCGTAAGCATCGGGGTTTTCCGCTGACCATAAGCGACCTTCGACGCCCCAGTACCTGGTGCCCTTCTTCAAATCGCGCTCAACCAGTTCAGTCAGCCACTTGGCGGGCATCACTCGGGTGGCTGACACTTCAAACCAGTGGCTGTTGATCGACATTGCCAACCACTTGGTGATCTCGGCCCATGTGATTGACCTCAACTGGGACTCACTGTTGGCCGACACGATGGTCGTCGAGCCGATCCGCGTGGACTCCATCCAGATCACCAACCAACTGACCAGTGCTGACTTACCAATACCACGACCAGACGATATTGCCTCTTGCAGCACGTCGAAATCCAATTTATTGCTATTAGATTTGATGTGCACCGCAATGTCCAGCAGCACCTCACGCTGCCAACGGCGCGGGCCTTGGAAGTTCTCCAGCGGCGTACCCTTCACACCCCAAGGAAACGCAAACATTACAAACGCCAGCGGGTTGTCCTTGATGGCCGGACTCCATAGCCTGGCCATCAATTCCTGTTCGTCTTCAGCGCTGTATATGGTGTTCTGCATTCAATTTAGGCTGTAGTGTGGGACTCGGTTCGTGAGCGATTACATCAATAACCCGTGACTCCGCTTGGCGCAACGCGCCGATGATGCTGATGCGCTGATCGACATCTATGCTGATGGATTGCTTGGCCACCCAACCGTGTGAGTGTTGCAGGATGGCCAGCGCCGCCTTGGCGTCGCCTTCTTGCGCTGCCTTGTGCAGACACTGGGACATTTCCAGTTCGCCGTCGGCTTTGCCCTTGAGCGCGGCCATGTCTGCGATGGGGTCTAACTCGCACAGTTGCCGATATTCGGTGGGCAGCATCCCAGACGCTAAGGCTAAAGCGTCGCCCTTCAAGCCCAGCTTGGCGGCGTCGTAGATTTTGTTTAACCGCGCTTCGGTTGCGACGATCTTGCGCGGCTCAAATGGAAGACTGTGGAATGTCATGTGCGCGAGTGTAATGGATGGTAGCGGGGGCTGGATTCGCACCAGCGGTCTTTGGGTTATGGGCCCAACGAGATACTTCTTCTCCACCCCGCAATGTTGGTGCTGGCGCAGGGAGTTCTGGGAATACAAAGTTAAGGAGCGTTGGTCAAACCAGGTGCTATGCGCCAGCGGTTGAAATATACCAAATTGTGGGCCATGTGGGCAATGCTGTCATGAAAAAATTTTGCAAAAAATAAAAAATTGTTTGTGAACGCTCCGTCCACGTTGGCCCTGTGAGCGGGCCCTACCCCTCCCCCTCAAGCTCGAAACCATTCTTACTGCATCCTTACAGCTCCAAAGTTAGTAAGCACTTACATACAAGCCCTAAGTTAGTGGCCACTAACATATAGCTTTGACAAGTGAGTACATACTAACTTAGTGATGTTAGTGACCACTAACATGGCCATTTGGCCATAAGAATATACTTATCAAAACCATAATGTAGGCAATGTAGGCAATGTTGTCATGCAGTTTAAGTCGGTCGCCAAACGTGATCCTCAACCTACTGTATAGCTATATAGTATTACTTTTTTTAATTGCATATAAATACAGAAATAATTGACTATATGACCTACAAACCCTAAAAAACTCAATATCTATAAGCTTTTTTTGTAGGCAATTCAAGTCATGGCGCGTATGCTCACAGTTTGCCCAAACTGCCTACACTCTATTAGGGTTTGTCCCTATGAAATAATTGTTGACAATTGCAAGGAATTTACTTACAATAAATTCTTTACAACCAGCAACCTGAAAGGCAACACGATGCAAACACTTAAATTCAACACCGGCCGCGAATATTCTCCGCATGGCCAGCGCGTCATTGCGACGTTATTAGACACCGGCAATATCGTTATAGTCGATCTAGATCGACATATTGATCTCATGTTGCTAGAGGGTGTTGGTTTCAACCAGCGCGAAATCATGCAGGCATATGACCATGCATGGACAACATTTCCCGAAAAGATCAATATGTCTTATAGCGAATACTATGACATCGTGCGCGAGCTGCGCGAGCTGGCCAGCGCTTAAATTCAATTCAATCAACTACCAGGAAAGTACAAAATGAAAATTCTCGGATATATCGCATATGAAGGCCCGTCAGAGATCGACGGCGCGCCGATTGTCGTTATCGTTAATAAAATCGACGCCGATTCTAAGAACGGGAAAACCGGTGCCATTGTGCAAACATTTATTATCCGCTCCGATATCACCCCCATGGCCGCGTTACAGTCCGGCGCCGATGTGGCCATATGTGGCGACTGCGCGCACCGGCCATACCTTATTAAGACCGGTCAAAGTAATGACGCGCCATGCTATGTACAAGTCGGCAAGTCGGTGCAATCGGTTTATCACGCATACAAGCGCGGTCGATACGTCAAAGCCGATCCAGCCACAATCGCGCGCGCTTTACAAGGTAAGGTCGTCCGGCTCGGCACGTATGGCGATCCCTTCGCGGCACCGGTCGGCATATGGAATCAAATTATTCGATTCGCAGCCGGTCATCGGGGTTATACGCATCAATGGCAGCGCGCCGATTTTGATGCCCAGGCATGGGCTCCGCTGGTCATGGCCAGCGCCGATACGATCGACCAGGCCGCGCACGCAAACCTATTAGGTATGCGCGTATTTCGTGTGTCGATCGGTGTTGACAAACAAGCCGGTGAGGCCGTGTGTCCGGCCAGCGCGGAGGGAGGCAAGAAATCAAGCTGCGCGAAATGTACATTGTGCGCGGGTACTAGCATTCAAGCGCGGGATGTCGTCATCGCAGACCATGCAGCCGGTCATGCGCGTCGAGTTATAACCCTGGCCGTTATCTGATTCTCAGTGCATGGCCATAGTGTGGCCATGCACTGAGAATCAGATAACGG